GAAGGAGAGTGACATGGCGACCTACACCGCAGGCGAACAGATTAACCGGGCGTTGCGGCTGCTAGGCGTCTTGGCCGAGGGCGAAACGCCATCGGCCTCAGTGTCTCAGGACTCCCTGATGGCGCTCAATCAGATGATCGACTCGTGGAACACCGAGCGGTTGGCTGTTTTTGCCACCATCGACCAGATTTGCAATTGGCCGGTTGGCGCGATTAACGCAACCCTCGGCCCTAGCGGCTCGCTGGTGCGGCTCAACGGCACTGCTGTACGCCCGATTCTGGTGGACGACGCCACCTACTTCAAAGACCCCGGCACTGGCGTGTCATACGGCATCAAGCTGATCAACCAGCAGCAGTACGATGGCATCGCGGTCAAGACCGTGACCTCGACGTACCCGCAGGTGATGTTCGTCAACAACACCTACCCGGACTTTGACATTTACATCTACCCGCGCCCGACGCGGCTGCTGGAGTTCCACTTCATCAGCGTTCAGGAACTGACGCAGCCTGCCAATTTGTCCACCCAGATTCTGTTCCCGCCAGGCTACCTGCGGGCGTTCACTTACAACTTGGCCTGCGAGATCGCGCCAGAGTTCGGTGTCGAACCAAGCCCCCAGGTGCAGCGCATTGCGATGTACAGCAAGCGCAACTTGAAGCGCATCAACAACCCGGACGATGTGATGTCGATGCCGTACTCGCTGATCGCCACGCGGCAGCGGTTCAACATCTATGCCGGCAACTATTGATGCGGAAATTACTAGACTGTACAGGCTTGATGATGTTTACGCTTCGCCTCCAAATATGCTTGATGAGCCTCTTCGGGCGTAGCGTAATCGCCAATCCGGTACGTTTTTCGGTTGATGGTAATGCTTGCTCGCCACTTGTTTTGAAACCAAATCACGCCAAGAAATCCAGACTTGTTACGTCGGTTAGGTCTGCGGATGTTTTGCGAGTTTCCATCGGCAGCAACAACGCGCAAGTTGCACAACCGGTTGTCTCCCTTACGTCCGTTAATATGGTCAATCAAACCGTCGGGCCACACACCGTACGAATAGAGCCCCGCAAGGCGATGCGCCTTGTATACTTTCTTTTTGACGCCTATTGTGATGTAGCCAAACTTGTTGGCAACGCCCGCAACGTCACCAATGTGAACAGCCTTGGCGGCCCGCGCAATCCATGTAAAAATTCCCGTGTCAGGGTTGTAGTGCAGCAGTTGGCGGAGGTCTTCCGCCGAAATGTCGTTAGCCATGCTTGCAATCCTTTCTGGCGTTTTAATGTTAACGCGGAAATTATAGCATGAAGACGCCGATTTTGGGCAGCACCTATGTGGCTCGCAGCGTCAACGCTGCGGATGCCCGCATGGTCAACCTGTTCCCCGAGATCGTGCCCGAGGGCGGCAAGGAGCCGGCGTTTCTAAACCGCGCCCCCGGCCTGCAACTGCTCAACTCGATCGGCACCGGCCCGATCCGTGGCCTGTGGGCCTTCTCACCGCAAGACGGCACAGGCTTCGTGGTGTCGGGCACGCAGCTCTACAAGATCAACAACAGCTACACGCCGACGCTCATCGGCACCGTGGCCGGCACTGGCCCAGTTAGCTTGGCCGACAACGGCACGCAGCTCTTCATCGCGGCCAACGGCCCGAGCTACATCTACAACAACACGACCAACGCCTTTGGGCAGATCACCGACCCGGACTTCCCCGGCGCAGTGACCGTAAGTTACTTAGACGGCTACTTTGTCTTCAACGAGCCAAACAGCCAGAAACTGTGGATCACGGCGCTGCTTGACGGCACGTCGATTGACCCGCTGGAGTTCGCCAGCACCGAAGGCTCGCCCGACGGATTGGTGGCTGTTATATCCAACTTCCGCGAGGTGTGGGCCTTTGGCACCAACTCGATTGAGGTCTGGTCTGACACGGGCGCAACGGACTTTCCCCTCCAGCGCATCCCAGGTGCGTTCAACGAGTTGGGCTGCGCCGCGCCCTATTCGATTGCTAAGATGGACAACGGCCTGTTCTGGCTCGGGCGCGACCGGCGCGGCCAAGGCATTGTCTACCGGGCCAACGGCTACGCCGGCCAGCGCATCAGCACCCACGCCGTCGAGTGGCAGATTCAGCAATACAGCGACCTGTCGGACGCAGTTGCGTACACCTACCAGCAAGACGGTCACAGCTTCTATGTGCTGATCTTCCCGACAGCCAACACCACTTGGGTGTACGACGTTGCCACTCAAGCCTGGCACGAGCGAGCCGGCTGGAACAACGGCGAGTTCACCCGGCATCGCAGCAACTGCCAGATGGCGTTCAACAACAAGATCGTTGTTGGCGATTACGAGAACGGCAACATCTACGCCTTTGATCTGGAAGACTACTCGGACAACGGCAGCATCCAGAAGTGGCTGCGGTCGTGGCGGGCGCTGCCCACCGGCCAGAACAACCTCAAGCGCACCGCGCAGCACAGCCTGCAACTCGACATTGAGGCCGGCACCGGTCTGAACTTGGGCCAAGGCAGCGACCCCGAGGTCATGCTGCGCTGGTCGGACGATGGTGGTCACACATGGTCCAACGAGCACTGGGCGCAGATCGGCAAGATTGGCGAGTACTACCGCCGGGTGTTCTGGCGGCGCATGGGCATGACCCTGAAGCTGCGCGACCGCGTTTATGAGCTATCGGGCACCGACCCCGTGAAGATCAGCATCATGGGCGCAGAGTTGATTCTGAGTCCAACGAATGCTTAGCCCAACCACGCCAATTATTACGCCCCCACGGGTGCCGCTGGTTGACCCTCGCACGGGGCTGATCAGCCGGGCTTGGTACTTGTTTTTCCTGTCGCTCAACAACGCGACCACGGCGGTTATTGACGACTCGGGCATTACGTTCAGCGCCGAGTCAACGATCGCGTCTGTTGACGCTGCGCTTGACGCCGTGCGGCAGGAGTTGCAGACGCTGCCGCCTGCGGTTGACCTGAGCGATGAGTTGACTAAGCAAATCCAAGCAGCAGCGTTGGAAGACTGCTGCTCGGCGCTGGTGTCGCAGATTGCTGAATTGCAAAAGCAGATCGACGCGCTGCAAGTTCAGCCCATCGTTGATGCCGGCGCGATCAATGCAGCGATTGCTGCGCTGTCCAGCGCCCCGGCAACGTACACCGCCGACTTCTCGGTGGCCGCTACGAATGTTTGGATTATCAACAACAAGTTCGGGTCATCCTGCACCGCGACGCTGCCAACGGCCAGCATCAGCGCCGGGCGAGTGCTGTACTTTCAGAACTACCAAGCTCAGACGCTGGTGTCAGCGTCTAGCAACGTAGTGCCGCTGGCCGGTGGGTCTGCCACCACGGCGATTTTGGAGGCCGTGGCTGGGGCAAACGCCACCTTGGTTTCCGATGGAACAAGTTGGATAATGACGCAATATTCGTCTAACAACTCTTTGCAATTGGAGTAAACCATGACCGTATCTGTTCGCGTCCTCGTTCCGGCCAAAACGGTTGAGAACAGCCAAACCACCCAGTACACCGCGACTGGCGTGACGACCATCATCGACAAGTTCACCGCGACGAACTACAGCGCCAGCGCTGCGACGATCAGCGTCAACCTCGTCACGGCGGCTGGCTCGGCCGGCAACCAGAACTTGATCACCAAGACCAAGACCTTGCAGGCGTCCGAGGTGTACACCTTCCCCGAACTGGTGGGCCAAGTGCTTGGCATCGGCGACTTCATCAGTACAATCGCTGGAACTGCCAGCGCCATCAACATGCGCGTCAGTGGACGCGAAGTGACTTAAGGAGCCTGACATGAGTTTCGGTAGACTACTCGGCGGGGCTGCGGGCTTCTTTCTTGGCGGCCCTGCTGGCGCCGCTCTGGGCATGGGTCTTGGTGGCGCGGCAGAAGAAGCCCTTGGCGGTGGTGAAACCGGCGCCATCAGAGACGCATCCCGCGCTCAATCTGAAGCTGCGAACCGCTCAATCGATCTGCAGCGCGAGATATTTAACAAGCAACTTGAACTGGGGCGCCCATATCAAGTAGCTGGCGAGCAAGCGCTTAACAAGCTCGTCCCACTGGCGTTGGAATATACGCCGTTCGGGATGCAGCAATTCCAAGCCGATCCTGGCTACGGCTTTCGGTTGTCCGAAGGACAGAAAGCGCTTGAGCGATCTACGGCGGCGAGAGTTGGGCTACAGTCTGGTGCCGCACTCAAAGCTGCTGCCCGCTACGGCCAAGAAATGGGCTCACAAGAATTTCAAAATGCCTTTAATCGCTTTCAAGCCGAGCGTGAGGCTAGGCTCAATCCGTTGCAATCGCTGGCCGGCGTGGGGCAAACAACAAGCAATAGGCTGAGCGACACCGCTGGCACGTTCGGCCGAAGCGTGGGCGGCATGTATATGGACCAAGGCAGCAACACTGCCAACGCGCTATTGGCTGCACAACGCGCTCGTGGATCGGCTTACGGTCAACTGGGCAGCGCCCTTGGAAGTTATTTGGGCGGCGGCGGCTTTGGCCGTGGCGGTCAGATGGATGAACTGCGCAGCTACGGCGTGTTCTGATAAGGACTAAATCATGGCAGTAGATTACAACATCTTGCGCCCGGACGGCCCGACTAACCTATACGCAGGGTTCGCCACTGGGCAGCAGGCTGCCGCTCAAAACGCGCTGGCGCAGCAAAAACTCGCTCAAGAGCGCGATTTGATGTCTATGCGCCGCCAAGAGTTTCAAGCAAATCTTGAAGCCTCGCAGGCCGAGCGCAGGCGCAAGGCGCAAGTTGAGAAGACCGCTATGTTTCGCGAGAGGGTGCTTAGGGCACCTACGCCGCAGGCTGCGCGTGAACTGGTTCGGTTGCAGCACTCGGACCCCGATCTTGGGCCGGTGATGCAGCAGTTTGGCTCGCTGGATCAAGACCTGGCTGACATTCCAGACGATCCGACTGGGTTTGAAAACTGGCGGCAGCGTGAGGCGATGGGCGCGGCCGAGTTCATCAAGAAAAACGCCGCTAGACAGCGGAGGCAAGACATTCTCTCGCAGCTCGGGGAGGGCCAGCCTCCCGTCGAGCCTGCTGCTGCGCCTGCCGCAGAACCATCAGTTGCCGGTGCTTTAACTAATCTTGGAAGAACTCCTCCGAAATACTCCAAGTCTATTTTTGGCACGCTTCCGGGTAGTTCCGAAGAAATTTTGAATAGCAACCCGGAGGCTAAGCGTTTGTACGAGCTGTACTCAATGAACATGAGTCTTGCTCTAAATTCCGACCCTGATTCTAGAGA